ATGCAGTTCAACGTGAATCAGAAAAGAAAAAGAAAGGTAAGAAATAATGGCTATTACACTAGAGTTAGAAGTAAACGAGATTGAGATTGCATTAAAGCATTTATCTGCTGGTGCATTTATTGAAGTATCACCAGTTATTTGCAAGATTCGTGACCAAGCATTACCACAAGTGCAAGCACAACAAGCTCAAGGTCAAACAGTAACAGTAGCAGAACCAGTATCTGCTGAAGAAACTGCACCTGCTGAATAATGACTGAAGAAGTTAAAATGGGCAGGCCAACTGCTTATGACGAATCATATTGTGATAAGGTCATAGAGCTTGGTAAGCTAGGAAAATCATTAGAGCAGATGTCAGCGGAACTCAACGTTTCGTATAGAACTCTATGCAATTGGCGTGACACACATGAGGACTTTTTTCATGCGATAAGTGATGCACAAGCTCTGGCGCAGTCTTGGTGGGAAAATCAAGCTCAAGCGTATATGTTAGAGCATCCTGGCGCACCTAAATTGAACGCAGGATTATGGTCACGTTCTATGTCAGCTAGATTTCCTAAGACGTACTCTGAGCGTGTTAAGCAAGAAATCACAGGTGCTGATGGCTCACCACTAATTAGCGGATTAGAAGTAATTTTTGTGGATGCGCCCAAGCAATTAGAATATAAGCCTGATGAGCAATGAGTTAGTTCAATCTGCGTTAGCTAAAGCGCAGTTCCCAATGAAGTTAAAGTGTCTGTTTGATAAGGCACGTTACAAAGTATTGTATGGTGGTCGTGGTGGTGCTAAGTCATGGGGTATTGCAAGAGCATTGCTGATACTTGGTGCTAAAGACCAATTGCGTATTCTATGCGCTCGTGAGTTTATGACTTCCATGAAAGACTCAGTTCATAAGCTACTAAGCGACCAGATTGATGATTTGGGTATGTCTAGCTTCTATGAGATAACGCAAGCATCTATTCGTGGCAAGAACGGAACAGAGTTCAGTTTTGTCGGTCTAAAAAACAATACAGCCAACGTAAAGTCTTTTGAGGGTGTAGATATATGCTGGGTGGAAGAGGCTCAGACAGTATCAAAGCGTTCATGGGATATTCTTATTCCTACCATTCGTAAAGAGCAATCAGAAGTATGGATTAGCTTTAACCCTGAGCTTGAAACAGACGAAACGTATCAACGCTTTGTTATTCATGCGCCAAACAACGCAATTGTTCAAAAGATTAACTGGTCAGACAATCCATGGTTTCCAGAAACATTACGCATGGAAAAGGATGCGCTCAGACAACGTGATATAGAAAGCTATAACACAGTTTGGGAAGGCGTATGCCGTATGACTGTTGATGGTGCTATCTTTGCAAGAGAGATGCAAGCAGCAGAAGCCACAGGTCGCATTACTAACGTCCCACACGATGCAAGTAAGCCAGTTCACGCTGTCTTTGACTTGGGTTGGGCTGACCATACAGCTATTTGGTTTGTGCAGTTCATTGGCATGGAAACACGCCTAATCAACTATATGCAAGACACGCAAAAAACTATGTCTCACTATCTAGCTGAAATGCAAAAATTAGGCTATATTTATGATACTATACACTTGCCACATGATGCACAATCTAAAACCATTGGCTCTAATGGCAGAAGTATCGAGGAAATCGTTAGAAATGCTGGCTATAAGACTAATGTATTGCCGAGAGTTCCTGTTGTCGATTCTATTAACGCTGCACGAACAATCTTTACTAGCTGTTACTTTGACAGAACAAATTGTGACGAAGGATTACAATGCCTTAGGCATTATCGCTATGATGTTGACCCAGACACTAAGATGTTCAGCCGTGTTCCACTACATGACGTTTATTCTCATGGTGCGGATGCTTTTAGGTATATCGGCTTAATGATTAACGATACTAAAGAACGTAAGAAACCTAAACCACAGAATAATTATGGCGCGAGCTGGATGGGCTAAGTATGGCAAAGACACCTGAGAAATCTATTGATTACAATGATGAGAACGACCCTAGAATTGAGGATGCCAAACAGTTCTTACAGTTTGCTAACGAAGCAGACCAAAATAATCGCTCAGAAGCACTAGAGGACTTAAAGTTCGCTGCTGGTGACCAATGGCCTGTAGAAATCCAAAACTCACGCACACTAGAAGCTAGACCATGTTTAACAATTAACAAGGTTGATGCTTACTGCCGTCAAATCGCTAATCAACAACGTCAACAACGCCCACGCATGAAAGCGCATGGCATGAACACGCAAGCCGATGAACACATGGCTGACGTTATCTCTGGAATTTTTAGACACATTGAGGTGCAATCAGATGCGGATGCTGCTTACGATACTGCTTTCGACTTTGCTGTTCGTATGGGTTGGGGTTATTTCCGTATTACTACTGATTATTATAAAGACGATTCGTTTGACCAAGAAATTTATATTAAGCCCATCGACAACCCATTTACAGTTTACTTCGACCCAAACTCAACAATGCCTGATGGCTCAGATGCGGAAAAAGTCTTAATCACTACTGTAATGAGCAAAGCAGCGTTTAGGAAGCAATATCCTGATGCTGATGATGGCACAGGCTTCACGCAACGTGGCACAGGCGATACGCTATCCGAATGGATTATGAAAGACGATATACGTCTAGCTGAATATTTCTATGTAGAACGCGAAGCAGCTACGTTGGTGCTACTCTCTGATGGCACTTCTGCATACGAAGATGAATTGACTGAAGAAATCCGTGCTGCAATGGAAGAGCAAGGCGTAACGATTGTAGATAAACGCAGGTCAATCCGTAAATCAGTTAAATGGTGCAAGTTGACAGGTATCCAAGTGCTAGAAGAAGGCACATGGGCTGGCAAATACATCCCAATCATTCCTGTTTATGGTCAACAACTAACAGTAGAAAACAGACGTAAAAAGTTTGGTCTAGTGCGCTTTGCTAAAGACCCACAACGTATGTATAACTTCTGGACAACATCTATTACCGAGTCAGTAGCTCTAGCACCAAAAGCTAAATGGTTGCTTGCTGAAGGTCAAGATGAAGGCCACGAAAACGAATGGGCAATGGCTAACATCAAAGCGATGCCAGTTCTACGCTACAAACAGACAGATATTGATGGTCGACCAGCACCTGCACCACAACGCTTGCAACCAGAACCACCACCAACAGGTATTATGGCAGCAGCAGCAGGTATTACGTCAGACTTGCAACAAGTAGTAGGTATCTTTGACCCTAATCAATTGCCAACAGGTAACATTAGCGGTAAAGCATTGCAAGGTCAGCAACAACAGATTGACATGACCAACTTCCATTACTATGACAACTTGACACGCTCTATTCGTCAAGCTGGCCGTGTAATCTTAGACTTAATTCCTAAAATCTATGACCGTGAGCGTGTATTGCGTATCATTGGCGATGATGGCAAACCTGAGTTATTGACGATTAATCAGTTTGGCAAAGATGAAGAAGGCGTTGAGCGTGTATTAAACGATGTGACTATTGGTGAATATGACGTAGTGATGGAAACAGGCCCAGGCTACAACAGTAAACGTCAAGAAGCTGCTGAAGCTATGATGGCTGTAATTCAAGCTGACCCAACGCTAATGCCACAAATTGGTGACTTGGTATTCCGTACTATGGACTTCCCTGGTGCTGAAACGATTGCCGACCGTTTGGCTACTAATAATCCATTGGCTCAAGTTGATGACAAGTCTAAAGTGCCACCACAAGTTCAGATGCAACTTAAACAACAAGCTGCGCAGTTGCAACAAGCTACTCAGACTATTCAACAGCTTCAACAAGTCATTAAAGACCGCACAGATACTGAAGAAGTTAAACAACAACACGCTGATAAACGTGAGTTGATGAAACAGACTGCTAAAGCACACGATATTGAATTGCGTGATGCAGAACGCAGACACGATACTGAGATGCGTACACATACTCAGGCAATGGATACAGTTGTTAAGACCGAAACAGCTAAAGAAATTGAACACATTAAAGGTCAATTTGCGTTATTATTAGCGGAGATTAGCAAATTAAGTGCTAAAGAGGCATCCGCAGAAACTACAGAAAGGGCTATTTAAAATGGCACTCGTAACAAGTAAAAACAAAGCTGAGCATGATGAAGAGTTTATGAATAAACGTGCTGGTCAATCAGAAGAATCAAAACCACAATTCAAATATCCTCATTATAACATCGGTGATATTGTTAAAATGTCAACTGGTCACATGAAAGTGACTGAACATCAAAATGATAAAAACGCACAAATGTATCATGGTGTTGATGTAAATGAATATGGTGAAGAATCATCGCCAAGAATTGGCAGAGGTGCAATGCACAGTAAAGTAGGAACTGGACATCATTATTTATATGCTAAAGCTGGTGAATATCCAACTCGCCCTAAAAATGAAGAAAAATCTGGCGATTCACAGTTTGACAGAGTAAAAAATCATCCAAAATACGAACGATTAAAAGCAGCACTAGGTAAAAAAGGTGCTACTGATGCTTTGTTAAAAGAATTAAATGATGAACAAGGCTCATAAAACTAAACTATTAGTTTAGATATATTGATAAATTTAAACTATTATGTTATAAAGCGTTAAACCTACCAATGGGTTCATTGGGTAAAAATCTTGGAGTATTCCATGTCAGAAAGTAAAGCAACAGTATTAACCTCTGAAAACTCAGAGGCGTTTTATGCAAATAGATTAGGTCTAGCTGATGAAGCACCAGTTGAGGCTGTAGTAGAGGAAACTCCTACAGAGCCGACTGAGGAAGCTGAAGAACAGAGTGGGCAAGAATCTGAAGAAATTAAAGCGACAGAAGAAAAGAAACCAAACCCAAAACTTGAGAAGCGGTTTAGTGAACTTACTAAGCAACGTGAAGAAGCGCGTAAAGAAGCGCAACGTGAACGTGAGCAACGTGAGTCATTAGAAAGCCGTTTAAGAGAGTTAGAAGGAAAAGCTGCACCTGCTCCTGTAGAAACACAGGAAAATGTGAAGCCTCAGCCACACCAATTCAATGATGCTTTTGAATATGCAGAAGCATTAGCGGAATGGTCAACTGAGCAAGCGTTAATTAATAGAGATAAGCAAGAAGCTGAACGCAAAGCACAAGAAGAACGCAACAAGGTCATTGATGACTGGAATAAGCGTTTAACTGAAGCTAAAGCAGAGTTACCAGACTTTGATGATATGGTTGCAAGTTCTGATGTAGTCGTTAGTGACCACATTAGAGATGCAATTTTAGAGTCAGATGTAGGCCCACAAATCCTATATCACTTGGCTGAAAACCCTGAGATTGCTGAAAAGCTAAATTCTGCATCTGCTATTAGCGCACTCCGTCAAATTGGTCGTTTGGAAGCACAGTTTGAGCGTAAAGAAGCTCCTGTCGCTGAAACTAAACCTTCTGTCGCTCGCAGTAAAGCACCAGCACCTATTAATCCTATTAAGGGTTCATCAGGCGTTGTAGATGTGGGCGTAGATTCCAATGGTGAATTTCATGGAACATATCAACAATGGCGTGAAGCTCGTAAAGCAGGAAAAGTAAGGTAGCTGGATATAAACTTTTTTTAATAAGGAAATATCATGGCTAATAATTTACTTACCATTAGCAAAATCACCAACGAAGCGTTGATGGTTTTGGAGAATGAATTAACATTTACATCTGAAGTTGACCGTAACTATGATGACCAATTCGCTGTTGTTGGCGGTAAAATTGGTAACACAGTAAACGTTCGTCGTCCAGGTCGTTTCATCGGTACTACTGGCCCTGCATTGAACGTTGAAGATTTCAACGAAACATCAGTACCAGTAACATTGTCAACTCAATTCCACGTTGATACTCAATTCACTACACAAGACTTGGCATTATCTTTAGATATGTTCTCTGACCGTGTATTGAAACCAGCAGTAGCAGCAGTAGCCAACAAGATTGACCGTGACGGCTTAGTAATGGCTAAAAATAGCACAGCTAACATCGTTGGTACAGCAGGTACACCACCTACAGGTTTGATTACATATCTAACTGCTGGTGCTTATCTTGACTCTGAAGGCGCACCACGCGATGGCCGCCGTTCATGCACAGTTGAGCCATTCACAGCAGCTACTATCGTTGACAGCTTGAAAGGTCTATTCGTACCACAAGAAGCTATTGGCGAACAATATCGTAAAGGCTTGATGGGTCGTGACTCAGCAGGTATGAACTGGAAAATGGACCAGAACGTTGTTTCACATCAATTCGGTTCATATTCATCAGCAGTTCTATCATGTAACGTAACAACAGCAACTGGCTTCTTGACAAGTGGTTGGGCTTCTAGCTCTAACATCACTATCGCTGCTACTTCTGCTGGTTCAGCAGCATTGAATCAAGGTGACGTTATCACTATTGCCGGCGTATATGCAGTCAACCCACAAAACCGTCAAGCATACGGCTCTAACAAGTTGCGTAACTTTGTTGTGAACTCTGCTGTAACTGTTCCATCAAGCGGTTCTGTAACTGTGAACGTATCTCCAGCCGTTATTACTGCTGGTCAGTTCCAAAACGTTACTGTAACTTCAACTGGTTCACAATCAGTAGTTCCATTCAATAACACAGGCGTAGTATCACCACAAAACATTATCATGCACCGCAACGCATTTACACTTGCTTGTGCTGATTTGGAATTGCCAGATGGCGTTCACTTTGCTGGTCGTGCAAGCGATAAGGAAATTGGTTTGTCAATGCGTGTTGTTCGTCAATACACAATTAACAACGACTCAATTCCTACTCGTTTAGATGTGTTGTACGGTTGGGCTCCACTTTACCCAGAGTTGGCTTGCCGCGTAGCAGCTTAATGAATAAGGGGGATTAAGTTCCCCCTGTTTAA